GCGCCCCTTGAGGCCCGCCATTACATCGACCAGCGCGTCGTACTGATCGATGCCGAACTCGCCGCCGTAGCCCTCGGTCTCCCAGTACGGTGGATCGAGCAGGAAGACCGTCGCAGGTGTGTCGTACTTGGCGATGCACTCCTGCCACGGCAGGTGCTCGATGACCACGCGGTGCAGGCGCAGGTGGGCGGCGCTCAAGTCTTCCTCCAGCCGCAGCAGGTTGATGCCCTTGGCCATCGTTGGCCCGACGCCCAGGGTCTGGCCCTTGACCTTGCCGCCGAACGACAGCTTCTGCAGGTAGTAGAACCGCGCCGCGCGCTCGATGTCCGTGAGCGTGTCGACGTGCTGCAGTTGCGCCCAGCGGAACATCTCGCGGCTGGTGAGCGACCACCGGAAGTGACGCACGAACTCGTCGAGGTGACGCGCCAGCACACGGTACAGCCGCACCAGTTCGCCGTGCGTGTCGTTGAGCACTTCCACCTTGACCGGCTCGCGGGAGAACAGCGCGGCCGCGCCGCCGGCGAAAGCCTCGACGTAGCAGGTGTGTGGGTTGTCAGAGAGCAGCGGCAGCAGGTGCTGCAGCAGCCGGGTCTTGCCACCCGGCCAGGGGAACAGCGTGTTGGTCTTCGGCACGTTCTCATCCTTTGCGATGTCGATCGGCCAGGCTTGCTGCACCCCGCGGGGGTAGCAGGGCCTTGGCCTACGGCACGCGGAAGAGCGCGTGTACTGCGGCGCTGGGTCGGCATTGCCGTGCCGGCTCGGCGCCCTGTTCTATTTCCTCACGGAGGCTTGATAGCAACGGTGTAGGCAGTCGCCGCGTCGGAGGAGCCGACGGCGTAGGCGAAAGCAGCAGGGTTAAGCGACGTTTGCAAGTCCTGCTCGTAGCAAGCGGCCGCGCTGTAATTATTGCCGGGGGTACCCGATGAGGTCGACTGCTCGTTGCCGCTCCCCAGTGGCCAAACATTGACGGTGCCGCCGTTGGCGCTGGCTCCGTATGCAATCCAGAGATTGTTTGCAGGGCCCCAAGTGGGCGTCAGGCTCGGCGGATTCGGGACACCACTGGCAACGTCTACCGCCGCGATCTGTGGAGGAATCGCATGATCGTACTGACTAGACTCGATGCGGTGCACCAGCATCGCAGCTCGCGAGGCGTTGCTAATGGTGACGTTGACGGTCGTGCCGCCTTCAGAACCATCTGCGATTCTTCGGAAGAGGTTTGTGCGAAGGACCGATGCGCCCGCAACTCGCGAATTGACCAGCGTCCAACCCGAAGGTGTCGTAAACGAAGCAGTTCCATTAACCGCGATGTACATCAGCAGTAGGTCGCCGGCCGCCACGCTCGGGGGCATCGCCACCGGCAAAGTGGTGGACGCGGTGTTCAGGACCGACGCGGTGGTCTCGATCAGTTCGAGTGGATCGCCTTTGTATTCGAACTCGACCACCACCGGCTGCAGGCATTCCAGGCCGTCGCGCGTGCTGATCATCTCGAGGCGCACAGTGCCATCGAAGGTAAACCGAACGTCAGCACTGGCGGCACTGGTGGGCCCGACGGTGTACAGCAGCGAGCCGTCTGCGACGCTGTAGAACTTCGCGGTGTATTCCACACCGGGCTCCGGGCCGACAGGGCCTGCATTCCATTCCAGAAGCTGATCGGCCTGCAGCACACGATCCCGGTGGGACCAGGCCAGCGTGAACGTGTTCTCGACCAGGCTTGCCGGCGACCATTGCCCGGCGATGGTGACGTTGGCCGGCGGATAGGGGCGCGCCTGGCGGGCATCGAATGTCAACACCATGCGTTTAGCGTCGAAGAGCGATAGCTGCCGGCTTCCGGTGTTCGTCAGCAGCTTGACCTCGATCGACTCGCCGTCGGTGTATTCGGTGGTGTCGACAGCCTCCGCACCGTCAAAGAACCACATCCGGCTTCCTGCTGCGTGCTCCGCCGGTACCGTATCGGCACAGCCGCGGGCTACCTCGATGGTCAAGGCCTCCGCATCGATCGCGTCGAGGCGGCCGATCTCGTCATCCCACAGTACCGGCATGCCGACCGCAAGGTCGCCAGCACCGTCCACCTCGGAAAGGGTGAAGAAGCGATCGTCCGGATCCGCAGACGCGGCCTCCGTCACGGTCGCCGTCGGACACCAGATCCCCTGGGCAACAGGCGCATAGTCGCTGCCAGATCGCCTCACCATCATCGTGTAGCTGAGCTGCTGTCCGGGATTTGCAGCGACGCTGAGCGCGAACCCAGCATCCGCGGGCACCGTTTCGAGCTCCGCCCGCGGGAAGCTGGCGGCGACATCGATATAGGGCGCCTCGAACACCCGCTGCAATGCGATGGGAACCGGGATGGTTGCGGGGCGAGTGTCGACCCCGTTCTCAATGTCGATATAGGTAGTGTCGGGAAGGCTGTACACGTCCTGTGAAACCTTCAATCGCACCGCGCCGCTCTTGAGCGTTCCGTTCTCTATCGAGCCGACGATGCAGATCATGTCCGAGATTCGGCGCTTGGGCGACTGCAGGCGGAAGTACTGGTTGCGGCGCAGCCCCTTCATTCTCGGCGTGATCGTCAGCTCGAAGGTCCGCGTGGGTGTCACACGGGCCCGCAGTTCACGATCTGCCACACGCATTGCCAAGGTATCGACCGGAATTTCGGGAAAATCCAGCGTCTCGTGGATCTCGCCGAATCGACGGATAAGACCGAGCGCCCGGACTGCGGGCGTGATGATGGTTTCCTTCCGCTCGGGATCGAAGTAGCGCACGGCCAAGCTGTTGGTGGCCCGATCGAGCGTGGTGGGCAACTCGCTGAAGTCCAGAATGTCGTCGTCGCCGATGACAGGCAGAGCCTCCCTATCGTAGTCGCCGCGTGCCAAATCGAGGTACCACTCTCCATCGGTGACGCTGCGCTCGAAACTGCCGCCGATAATCCGGCAGATGCGTTCCTCGAATGAATCAGGCGTGTCGTTGGCGGGGTCGTACTCCCAGCACAACCCGAATCCCTCGCTGTAGAGACGGTCGGCGGCGGCCCTCAGGCTGGCATCGTTGATATTGGCGCGGGGCTCGCGTCCTTTTTCCCCATCCGTCCGCACGTAGTACAAGGCGTGGGCCGGGTTCATGGTGCGAAGCCCGTACATGCGCGTGTCGATGGTGGCTCCGTCGGCAATCGCGGTCGCCTCCATTCCGCCCATGTCCAGATCGCTCCAGGTCGCGCCGAAGTCGAGGCTTTCCTTGTAGTAGAAGCCGAACGTCAAGCTCACGATGACGAAGCGACCGCCGATCCATTTGACCGAATTCGGAGTTCCGCCGATGGTGTTGGCCGAGAGATACCAAGTACCATCCTGCTTATAGGCGATCTCTCCTGTATCGGTCGCAGCAACCCAATGCCCCTTGCCATCCGTGCCTATAGCGGTGATACGGTCGGCTTCCGGGCTAAATGCCGGCAATGTCTCCACGCTGACGGATGTTGCATTGCTCGTACTGATGATGCGCGGGCTTGCGCTCGAGGTTTCCTTTCCCCCTAACATGAACGTACCGCCTCCCTGCTCGATGCAATTTGGGTTGTTGTAGAAGCCGTGCTCCGCACCGTATTGCCAGGCTTCCGCATTGGTAGGGTCAGTGCTGTAAGCCAACGTGCTGAAGTAGGGGCTGGCGCCAACGACCAGTGAATCGGTCGCTGCCATCCAACTGATGCCTGGAAATGCAGGCGCGGCGAGATTTTCGAACGACCCTCCCTTGTCATAGGACACGTATAGACCAAACAGCCGCCCGCTGATCAGCACCATGTCCTTGAAGAAGATCCCGGACGCCTCCCCACCCGACGATCCGATTCCACCCTCGCTTTCGGTCCAGTCGACGCCGTTCGTCGTCCAAAAGACCTTGCCGCCATCCCAAGTGAGATATCGATCGCGCAAGCCCATCAGGTAGGTGCCTGTGACGGTGGGCGAAAACGTGTGCTCCTCTCGGCTCCAGTCGTGGCTGTCAATTGAGGACTTGGCATGGTACTGGCCCGTCGCCATTGCCGTGATCAGCTCGCCTGTGTCATTACCGGAGACGATTACCGCCTTCTCCGGGTACCAGCAACCTTCGCCGTCCCATCCGTTGATGATCTTGCAGATCTTGTAGGCAGGCTTTTGCGGCATTGGGTTCATGGCGCCGAATTGGCCGCCGGCGAACACCAAGGTGGTCATGCCGCGCCAGGCGGCCACCTGGTTGCCGAAGACGCTCTGCAGGTAGGCGTTAGGCAACTGGGTTGACTCGCCGAACATCACATCGACGGGGCCGACAATGCCGCCCTGATCCTTGGGACCCCCGAACAGATTCGGCGCGCCGATGAAGAATCGACCGGACGCCGTGAGCGGCCCAGTGGCCGCTTCGAACTCGTAGTTGATGGGTATCCCCGACCCACGCTTTCGGATGGCTTTGCCGCCCGTGAACCACTCCTGGGCACCGCCATTCCACGCTGTCTTGTCCGCGGCCCGGAATTCGAGGAACGCATCGATCGGGCCACGCGTCAGGCCGACGTGGTAAGCGACGCGATAGTGGTAGCCAATCGTCTGCGAGCTGCTCTTACCCATTGGTGCGTTTCGTTCCTTCGCATTGGTGCGCCCACGCGACCAGATTGAGTGCCATGCCGTCGCCGGTCGCGGCCAGCTTTGTCTCTTCGATGCCGTGCTTGACGAAGTTGGTCCAGTCGAAGCCGTGACGAGCGAACCACGTACGACCGCCGCTGTTGCAATAGCCGCTACCGCGGCGCGCGGGAATAGAGCGGAAGTGGGCGTGGGTCACGATCATTTGCCGCCGCTCTGCTTGATCGCATCCTGGCCAACCACCTTCCACGCCAAGAGGAAATTGTCTTCGTGCTCAATCCAGACGGTGCCACCGTGATCCTTGACCACGGTGCCATCTTCGACAGTCGGCGATTCCACCTGCCGCTGCTTTTGCGATTCTGGTTTCGGCCGCATCGCATAAGAAACCGCCGCGGCTATGACCATGATGATCAGTTGGACGACCCACCAATAAATCGCCTTCACCGGCTCACCAGCGGGCGGCGGGAAGTGGGCGGCTACCGCCATTCGGAGGAGCTGCAGCACGACGATTAGGCAAGCCAGACAGAACGCGACGATGTGCGCGCGCCGCCCGCTTTCGGTATCCAGCCACCAGTACCGCAGGCGCCACGCGCAGACGTAGCGACGCTCCCTGGCGTAGTCGATCAGCCCCATGACATCGACACTCCATCGACGATCGGATCGCGCACTGGCTTGTAGATGGCACCACCGTAGTGGTTCTCCGGGTCCGGCCGGCGCGCGGAGCACGCGGCCCAGGTGCCGGGGCAGTTGGGCACGGCGACGCACATCAGGTCTTCGTCCAGGTCAGCACCGCCCCACAGGATCTGGATCGCGCCGGTGGCCTGGTCGTGCGCCATGATCGGGCGCTCTTCCATGATGCCGGTGGACGTAACCCAGTAGAACGTGCCGCCCTGCAGCGAGAACGGCGTGTTGATGAACCCGGAAGCGGTCAGCGTGAGCCCAGCGACTGCAGTCAGCACGCTCAGGATCTTGAAATCGTCCTCGACCAGGTTGCAGCCGCGGATGCCCGTCGAGTAGACCGTCTTGAAGCAGGCCCGCTGCCACTTCGGCCCCTGGTTGGCGGCGTCGCTGCGTCCCGAATTGGGGCTGCAGGTGATCTCCATCTGCGCATCGCCGTACGCCGGGCCCAGCACGGTGCCCATCCACTCCACGCTCGGCGGATCGAGGCTGCCGTACTTCGTCGACAGGCACACCACCGAGACCTCGTCGCTCGGGATGTGCGGGCGCCACCAGTTGCCGAGCTCCTGCGTCGCCGGCCAGCCCTCGTCCGGCTCAACAGGCGTGAGCAGGTACGGCATGCGGATCTTCAGCTTGTCCTTGGCCTTCTCGACCGTCTGCTTGATCGCATCGCGCTCGATCGGCACGCCGCGGTACGTGTTGCCAGCGATGACAACATCGCGATCGGCGGCAGCGTAACGCAGCGTGATGCTCTGCCGGCGAAAGATGAACAGATGCAGCTCGTCATCAAACATGGGGCACCACCCCTTGCCAGCCGGTAACCGCCGTGGCCACGCCATCGGCGTCGGTCACGTGGGTGATCTCGGTGCTGTCGCTGGCCAGCGTGCACAGCGCCATGATCGAGATCTGGCGGACGCGACC